AGCAATACTAATGCTGTTAAAGTAGACAGTGGTTCTGTTGCTGATGACGAGTACGCAAGGTTTACATCTTCTGGTTTAGAAAGCAGAAGTACAGCAGAAGTTCTATCTGACATAGGTGGTCAAGCATCACTTACTTTTGGTATCTCAAATACCAATGCTGTTAAGATAGATTCAGCAAGTGTAGCTGACGATGAGTATGCACGATTTACTGCTAACGGTCTTGAAAGTCGAAGCACCTCAGAAGTGCTAAGTGATATAGGAGGTCAAGCTGCATTAAGCTTTGGTATATCAAATACAAATATTCCTATCTTTACTACTGGTGTAGCAGATGATGATTTCTTAAGAGTCGCAGGTACATCAATTGAAGGTAGATCAGCAAGTGAAGTACTAAGTGATATTGGTGGACAGGCAACACTTACTTTCGGTATTAGTAACACAAACGCAGTCAAGGTTGATAGTGCTAGTGTTGCAGATGATGAATATGCTAGGTTCACAGCTAATGGATTAGAGAGTAGATCTACTTCAGAAGTACTATCAGACATTGGTGGTATTACTGCTAGTTCTTCAGATACACTAACTAATAAATCAATAGACTCAGATAATAATACAATTACTAATATTGTAAATGCTGACATTAAATCTAGTGCTGCTATTGCATTTAGTAAGATGGCAGATCTTACAGCATCAAGAGCATTAGTATCAGATGGTAGTGGTGATGTATCAGCAGCAACTACAACCTCAACAGAAATTGGTTACGTTAATGGCGTAACATCAGCAATACAAACACAATTAGATGCAAAAGCTACAGCAGGTCTGGCGGTAGCGATGGCAATCGCATTATAAGGAGAAAACATGGCTCAAGATTTCGAATCCAATGGGGCTCAGATTACAAACTCAGCAACCACAATATATACATCAAATAGTGATGATGCAGTTGTTGGACTAAGACTTGCTAATATTTTAACAACTACTGTTACAGTAAGTGTTTGGGTATCAGAAGGCGGTTCTACAACTAGATACCTTGTAAAAGATTTATCTATACCGCCAGCTAGTTCAGTAGAATTAGTACAAGGTGGAGCTAAATTTGTTTTACAAAGTTCAGACGTTCTAAAAGGACAAGCTGGTACAGCAAATAGTATTGATGTATGGGTATCATTAGTCGATACAATTAGTTCATAGGAGATAACATGGCAGTAATACAATCAGTTGGTGGCGTTCAATATATTGGCGACACACCCCCAGGTGAAAAAATACACGAACACGATTCTGAAATTAATTTAGATCAGATCATCACAAGTGCTGTATTTGCTGGACCTATTACATTCGCAGCTACAGTTACAATAACTGGAACAGTAGTGGTTGTATAATGGAAGATATATATAATCCTAATCAAGAGATACATATTGATAGAGCAACTAGAAAGCTAGTAGTTAAGAACACACAAGATACAACTAACATTTTAAAAGAAAACAAAATTTTTCGCAATCATATACCTGAAGCACAAAAAGGAAACTTTCAACGTATTGCACAAATACCTTTAATTGCTTTAAAGTTAAAGACTAAAGAACGGTTTGGACATTCTAATTATTATAAACTTAATAAAGAAGAACAAACAAACATAATTAAAGAGATGGTCAATAGTAACGAGTATATGTACTTTAGAACAGGAGATAAGAGATTATAATGGCTTTAGATTCATACTCAAATTTAAAAACAGCTATAGCAAACTTTCTAGCAAGGGATGATTTATCTTCAGAGATAGATGATTTTATAGATTTAACTGAAGCAGATTTTAACCGCAGACTAAGAGTTAGATCAATGGAAACAGTTAATTCATCTTTTACAATAGATGCAGCAACTGAATCTTTACCTTCAGGCTTTTTGCAAGTAAGAAGTTTAGTCTTAACAAGTCCTGATCCTGATTCGGCTTTAGTTTTAATGAGTCCATATCATCAAGCAGATACCAACGGTTCTGACCAATCTGGACAACCAAGAGCTTACTCTATTGAAGGATCAAACTTTAGATTTAGCCCTACCCCAGATTCCTCATATACTGCAAGACTAACTTATTACAAAGCATTTGACGCATTAAGTGGTTCAGCTACGACTAATCACATACTAACTAATCATCCTGATGTGTATTTATTTGGTGCTTTATATTTTGCCTCTACATTTATTCGAGGTATGGATGCAGGAACTGTTGCACAGTTTAAATCACAATACGAAGCTGCATTGAAACAAGTTGAAGATGCAGATGAAAAAGATAAATATAACGGTTCACCTCTTGTTCAACGATCAGGAATTAATATTAACAACTTTGATAACGTAAACTAATGCAAGTACCTTTTGGAGAATGGCTGCCAGACTTGCCAGATCATTTGAATCCTGGAGCTACAGCAGCAAAGAATGTATATCCTGCTTCTAATAGTTATAGACCCTGGAAAGCTGTAACACAAGCAACTGCTAACGCTTTAACAGCTAGATGTCAGGGGGCTGCATCTTTTACATCTGACGGTGGTAATGTAAGTATCTTTGCAGGTGATGTAAGTAAACTTTATAGAATACTTGCTAACTCTGTAGTAGATGAAAGTGGCGGTACTACATTTAGTGTTGACTCTAATGGCTATTGGGATTTTTTAAAGTTTGGTGAAACTGTAATAGCATTCAACGGAGCTAATGCACCTCAAGCATGGACACTAGATTCATCATCAGACTTTGCAGCATTAAGTGGATCACCTCCATCATTTAGACACGCTGCTGTTGTAAATAACTTTATTGTTACAGGGTTTCAACCAACTGCACGAAACAAAGTACAATGGTCTGCAGTCAATGATGCAACTGGATGGACAGCAGGTACTAACCAATCAGATTCAGAAACACTTCCTGAAGGCGGAGTTGTTACTGGAGTAACTGGTGGACAGTACGGATTGATATTTCAAGAGAATAGAATCACACGAATGGATTATCGTGGTGGTAATGTAATATTCTCATTTAGAAGAATTGAAGATAACATAGGAGCAGTACAAGGTAAATCAGTTATTAAAGTTGGAAACCTTGTTTACTTTTTATCTGAAGATGGCTTTAGAGTTACAGATGGTAATACATCTAAACCTATTGGCAATGGTAAAGTAGATCGTTTCTTTAACGGAGACTTAAGATTTGCACACAGAGAAAAGGTTAAAGCTGCAGTTGATTATAAAAACAAATTAGTTTGTTGGTCTTATCCTTCAGTAGACTCAGGTACAACTGATAAACTTATAGTTTATAATTATGAAAACCAAAGATGGTCTATTGTTGAAATAGATCACGAGATGATATTTAACTACATATCACCAGGTTATTCTGTTGATGACTTAGATGATTACCCTTCTACTGGATCTAATAACTTAGATGCAATTAACGTACCACTTGATAGTGATATATTTGTAGGTGGGTTAAGATCATTTGGTGTATTTGATAACACACATAAGTTTGGAACATTTGAAGGAACAGCTTTAGCTGCTGAAGTAGGTACTGCTGAAACAGAAATCTTTCCTCAGAACAGATCATTACTTACTCATGTAAGACCAATAGTTGATACTTCATCTGCTACTGGTTCATTGACTTATAGAAATAGAGTTGCTGATTCACAAACAACAACTTCCCCTGTAACCGCTATGCACACAACAGGTACTATACCTTTTCATAAGTCAGCACGATATTTTAAATTTAATATGCAAATTGCAGCAGGTACTTCATGGAGTGATGCACAAGGAGTAGATGTAGAAGCAATTAAAGAAGGATATAGATGACATTTTTAGAACAATTACAACAATCAGCAGGACTACTAGGACAACAAATACAAAACGTAGAACCTTTTGGCGTTTATACACCAACTGAATCAGATTATATTCAAGGAGTGGCTCAAAATAAATGGTCTGGAAATCAATTCCAAATGCCTAACTTGGGTCAAAGCGTACACGGTGGCACTCAATATACTGGAATGGGAACTGGAGTAGGAACAGGAATGGGAACTGGAACCTATACTCCTGGAGTATTTGGTTCACACTATCAATCAGAAACAGGGATTCCAGTTGGAGTAACTTATCCAAACGGACTTATTAATCAAGGTCAAGGCGGAGGTAGAGATAGAGACGTAAATCCAACTGCATATAATTTTCCTAACTACAATATGATTCCAGGTATTCTTGGATTAATTAAAGGAATATCGGATATGCCACAAGGCACTAAATTCAAGTGGAACTCTGAAACAGAACAATATGAACCAGTTTCCTTTGTTAACCAACCAGAGGATGTAGAATCGTGGAATGTTGACCAATCTACTATGACGATGGATCAACAAGGTAATGTTACTTTTGGTAGAGATCCTTATGGTATTGGAGATTATAGTGGTCTTGATAATACAGCAGGACCTTCTCAAGATGATTCTGCTTTAGGTAAAGATTCTGGATCACAAGGACAAGGTTTCGGTGGACCAAGTGGACACGGTTCTGGAATGCAAGGTGGACAACACGGACCAACTGGCGGAATGGGTGGTCATGTTTCAGGAACTGCAAGATTCTAATGGCAAGTAAACAAGACTTACAATATGTTTACCAGACTATAGACAGCCCAGAAGAATACCAACGTATTGTAGAAGATTTAACTAATCAATTAATAAGATACCATAACGATGAAAATCAGGAGGTAGCAGCATGGTTTCTAGCGTGAACTGTAAACATTGTGAACATGAATGTCATTGTGGAAACAGTGGTCAATGTTCAATAGAAGATTGCGATTGTATTAATTGCGAACATAACGCACTAGACGAATTTTGGAAACATACTAAAGAAGATGGCACACACATATAAAAATAGTAAAGTAGACTTAACAACAACTAATGATACTGTTTTATATACAGTACCTGCGGTTACAACAAGTATTGTAAAATCTATATTAGTATCTAATGATGATGCAAGTAATGCTTGTGAGATAACAGCAACTTTACTTAATACATCAAATACAGTGTTTAGTTTGTTTAAGCAAAAAGATATAGCAGCTAAAACAACTACAGAACTATTAAGTAATCCATTAGTAATGAACACAGATGAAGAATTAAAAGTACAAGCAGAGAACGCTAATGATCTTCATGTTGTAGTTAGCTATTTAGAAATTACATGATTGGTGTAGTACAGATACCTAAAGAAAATATTAAAGACGTTTGGAGCTTAGTAGATGATTCAATTACAAAAGCTCTTGCGTATTCAGGTCATCATTTTAAAACCTCAGATGTTTACGAGGATTGTTTAAGCGGTGATAACCAACTATGGCTGGTTTGGGATGAAGATTCCGAACAGAAACTAAAGGGTGTTGTGGTTACAAAGATAATCATAAGACCTAATTCTAAGGTTGCAAATATATTTATCTGCACAGGGAAACAAAGAAAACTTTGGCAAGATAGATTGCACGATATAGAAAAATGGGCTAAAGATAATAAGTGTACGCACTTTGAAACTTATGCCAGACCAGGATGGTCTAAATTATTAAAACAAAAAGGGTATAAAATTACCCATTACTTACTAGAAAAGAAATTGGAGGAATAAGTATGTCAAGTGGCGGAGGAGACCAAACTACCACTCAAAGAACTGAGCCTTACGCACCTGCGGAACCGTTTTTGCAGGATATATTAGGCGAAGCTCAAAACATTTATAGAAGTGGTGTAGGTAGAGAGTTTTATCCAGGCAGTACAGTAGTACCGTTTGCAGACCAAACTCAACAAGCACTAAATTTACAGCAAGCAGCAGCCTTAGAACAAGCTGCACCATCGGCTTTGCAACAACAAGCTGCAACGACTTTTGGTAACTTTGCTTCAGGTGCTGGACAAAACCAATATTTAGATGATATTCGTTCTGGTATTACTTCAGATGTTATGGGTAACATCGCTACACAATTTGGTGGTATGGGAAGAACAGGAACAAGTCCTATGGCACAACAAGCTGCTGCTAGAGGTATAACTCAAGCCTACGCACCAATAGCTGCAAACCTTAGTCAACAAGAAAGATCAAGACAATTAGCTGCTGCTGGACAACTATCACCATTACAAGCTCAAATGGATGCAAGACGTTTTGGAGGAATAGGAAACCTCGCAGGAGTTGGAGCATCTTACGAAGATTTAGCAAAAAGACAATTACAAGATCAAATGGCAAGATTCCAATTTGGTCAACAAGCTCCTATGTCACAACTTCAAAACTACGCTGGGTTAGTTACTCCTATAGCTAGTGGATTCCCAGCTTCAACAGGAACAGAACCTGGAGGAAATCCTCTTCTTGGAGGACTAGGAGGAGCATTGGCTGGTGCTAATATAGCTAATTTATTAGGGTCTACTAACCCACTGTTTGCAATAGGTGGTGGATTAGCAGGACTTTTAGGAACATAAGGAGGATATATGGCTCATACATGGTGGCATCAAAATCCATTTGGACTTTTATCACAAGCAGCTTCAGATTATTTAACTGCTGGAAGTTTACCTTCTGCAACAGGTAGACCTTTTTTACCTGGCATGACTGTCAATCCTATTACTGGCGACAGAATGACTCCACGACAAAGGATTGAGATGAATAAAGCAGCAAGAGCAGGATTACTTTCGCCAGACAGATTTGGTAGAGTAAGACCTTCAAAGCTAGATAACTTTCAACCCTTACCTGGATCTTATTTAAACCC